GAACTGTAGGATTTAAAGATACTTCTCCTTTCGTTCCTTTCAATGCTGGTCCTACCGGCTGGAATTGGAATTTTGGGGCAACTGCTTCTCCTACCGGAAGTACTGCACAAAATCCTATAGTCACTTATGGTGTAACAGGAATTTATACGGTAACTCTAACCGCTTCCAATTCTACGGGATCTACTTCATTCACAAGAACCAATTTTATAAATGTAACTTTTTAATTCATGTCAGGATTTTTAGAAAAATATAATATGGACGATGTCTTCTTAAGAAATTTAATAGTTGCTCTATTAAATTCTCTTAATGATAGACTTAAATATATTCAGGTTAATGACCAACAAGAAATACTAGAGGTTTATGTACCTTTTTATTTTTCATTAACAGGGGATGAACCTTTTTTACAAGATAGTTTTTTAGAATATGTTAACTGTAAAACAGACGAAATCCACGCAGAGGGAAATTACGATATAATTCCTAGGGGAGTTGTTACATTCCAAGGAGTAGATTTAGATACTGGTGGGCTAACTAACAAATTTACGAGGATGAATTATACATTGGAGGATAAAACTGGACAAATGAAAACTTTTTCTTCCTATACTAATTCTATTCCCTTAAATGTTCCCATTAATATAGCAATGAAAACTGATACTCTCTTGGATGCTTTTAAATTATTCCAGAGTGCAGTTACCGTGTTCTATAAGACTTTTACTTTTAGTTTTGAATATGAAGGGTTTAGAATCCCGGTTCAAGTCGGTTTTCCTGAATCCTACGAGATAACAAAATCTACTGAATTTACTTTCCAAAGTAATCCCCCTTTCATAGATTTTAATTTTTCTTTAGCGCTAGAAACTTATTTTCCTGAAAAAGATCTTTCTACTGAAAGATTTAAAGGAAATATTATGCAAAGCGGTATTAAGATGAATTTAAAAACGGGGGGAACTTCGGGACCTAACAATAAAGAATTACTTTAATTTTTTAGATATATAATAAAAAATTGAAATGGCTTTTAGAGTACAGATAAGAAGAGACACCACATTAAATTGGAACACCAATGATCCTATTTTACTAGACGGGGAATTTGGATACGAGACGGATACCGGTAGATATAAAATAGGAAATGGGGTAGATGTATGGACTGATTTAATTTATTCTTTAGTAGGAATCACTGGACCTACAGGGGGTTCTGGACCTACTGGACCTACTGGTTCTACGGGATCTAATGGTACTACTGGTTCTACTGGCCCTACCGGATCTAATGGTACTACTGGTCCTACTGGATCTAATGGTACTACTGGTCCTACAGGATTTAATGGTACTACAGGATCTACTGGAGATCAAGGTCCTACAGGATCTAATGGTACTACTGGTCCTACCGGATCCCAAGGTCCTATTGGGGATACTGGTCCTACAGGATCTAATGGTACTACTGGTCCTACCGGATCCCAAGGTCCTATTGGGGATACTGGTCCTACTGGAGATCAAGGTCCTACTGGAGCTACCGGTCCTATTGGAGCTACCGGTCCTATTGGAGATACCGGTCCTACCGGATCCCAAGGACCAATTGGTAATACTGGACAAAATGGAATTACGGGACCGTCTGGTATTGATACCTCTATCCTATCTATAAATTCTTATTCCACCGGTTACACTTTACAGATAGGAGACAAAGGAAATCTAGTAGAAATTTCTAGTCCTTCTAATTTAACTATAACAGTACCTACGGAAGGTACCGTACCTTTTCTTAACGGAACGCAGATCCTACTAGTAAGAGGTGGTACTGGATCTCTGGGAGTTACCGGTGCTATTGGGGTTACTCTAAATTCATCACAAGGGTATTTAAATTTAAATAATCAGTATTCGGCAGCTACTTTAATAAAAAAAGCTACCGATGTTTGGTATCTATTCGGAGATCTTAAACTTTAATGTATGATACTGGGAAGTGTAGGTGTAATAAGTTCAGTTTTTGGTATAGATCCAGACGCTCAGGCATTCATTACAGCAGCCGCAATAACAAACCCTACACAACAATCTGCAATTAATCAATTGGTAATTGACTTGAAAGTATATTCAATTTGGACTAAAATAAAGGCTTTATATCCGTTCGTAGGAGGAACAGCTTTCCAGCATAAATTTAATCTTAAAGACCCAAGAGATTTAGATGCTGCATTTAGGTTAATTTTTTATGGAGGCTGGACTCATTCAGGAAACGGAGGTTTACCTAACGGAACTAATGCCTATGCAGATACAAGGTTATTTCCATTTAGTATTTTTGCAACTAACAATATTCATTTAAGTTATTACTCAAGGACAAACATAAATGCTTTAGTTACAACTGGCGATATAGGAGTAACTTCTGGACCTTCTGGACCAGATTACTTAATGTTATTACCAAGGTTAAGCAATGTGAGTTGGTACACGATATTAGAAGTAGCTAGTTACACAACAGTAGCAGATACGGATTCATCAGCATTTTACACAGGAACAAGGACAGGAACAACCGTCAAAGGATTTAAAAACGGGGTTAATGTAGCAAGCAGAACAGGTATACCTGCACAAACAAGAGCAAATGCACCAATTTATTTAGGTGCTGTTAATTTCCATGGATTAGGCACGGCAGGTTGGTACAGTTCAAGACAATGTGCAGGAGCTACAATAGGTGATGATTTAACAGATACAGAGGCGGCTAATCTTAGAACATCCATACAAACATTTAACACAACTTTAGGAAGACAAGTATAATGGAGGTAGGACTTTTAACTATAGAACAAAAAGATGGATTGGTAGGTCAGTGGTATGCCTCGGACAGTTTTTTTAACCCTCTTCAGGACTTGAATGATAATTGGATTATTTCAATTGAGGAAATGGAGCAATGTGTTAATCCTGACTATTTTTGGGTAAAAGCCCTTGAATTGATACCATACGAACCAAAAGAAGTACCCCCTTTTGAATTGTAACACCATTAAATCATTTCCATCTATCATGAAACTATTTTTTATTATCTTCTATAATAAATAAAAATTTATGTCAGAAGAAATTAAAATAAATGGAGAATTATTTTCAGAAATTGAAAAATTAAAAAATGAATTGACTGAAAATGTTATTAAAATAGGAAGACTGAAAATTGAAATTTCCTTATACGAAAAAGATCTTCATCTTATGAATCTTCAATTAGGAAATCTTTGTGAAGAGGCAGAAAAAATTAGAATAAGAGAAATAGATCTTAAGAAAAAATTAAACGAAGAATACGGTCCTTGCGAATATAATTTCGAAACCGGAACAATCGTAAAATTATAATCCCTTTTGTTCCGCTTTGGATATATAATAATAAATAGCGGACATGAATTTTTATCCACAGGACAAATTTCCAAAAAAAGGAACCCCAGTATATAATGGAAATGGGGAGCAGTATAATTTATCGGACCCCAAATATGCTTACCAAGACGGATTACAAAATACACAAAAGTATAAAGATTCATCTACGGATAATCTTTATTCCACGATAGATTCTGCTTTAGCTAGGGCTAAACAAATTGGATGCGATGGATATCATCAGGTAACCGAAAGCGGGATTTCTTACTATAAACCATGTTCTACTTCTAATGAATACGATTTAAGAATAGAACAATTAGATAGCGCTCTTAATTTTACTTATATAGGTAATTACAGAGTTCTTACGTGGGATACTCCTTTCGAAAGAGCTTCTTCTTATAATGGATGGATAATAAATACTCTTAATAGTATTAATGATGGTCCAGCTTTAGATTCGGAAGATATATCCATAGAGTTTAGGTATTCCATAGATGGAAAAACCTGGTCTCTTTGGGAAAATGTAGGAACAGCTTTAGATGGGATAACTAATAATTTCTCTGAAATTTATCAAATTCCTTTAGATCCCAATAATAAATTCTATCCTGAATTTAGATTTACATCAGTACTAAAAAATCCAGATGGAACTTTTATAGAGATACCGGATTCACCAATGGATTCTAATATAGTTATAACAGATTTCCAATTGGATATAACATACGCAAATCCTATAGAAACCCCTATCGTATACCCTTCTCCTATATGTTCTAACGAGATTTCAAAAAGACCTATAATATTTTCGGATTGTAAATTTACTTTCAGACCTTATAATGTAAATAAAGCTGTTAATCTTTATAACGATCTAAGTTATATGGTTAACAATATATTTGGATTTGACGTTAACTACTATTCCGTACAACCACAGGCAAGGGGGAGAGATGTTTCTCTTAGAGAATATACGATATTTGATGTAGTGGATGAAAAATGTGTTAAAGTAATGGTTCCCGGAAACCAATTTCCCGATAATAAAATAAACTTTGATACTTTTGGACTTCAGTTCGAAGAGCCTTTCGAAATACATATCGACAAAAGGTATTTTGAGCAAAATTTTGGTACTGGCTCCCAACCAAGAAAAAGAGATATAATTTATTTTCCATTAACCAATCGAATATACGAAATAAATTCCATGTACCTTTTTAGGGATTTTATGTACTCCCCTGTTTATTTCAAAATAGAACTAAAAAAATACCAGCCAAAGAGCAATACATATTTCCAGGATCCTGCTTACAAAGAAGAACTAGAAGGAATAGCATTAACTACGGAATCTCTATTCGGAGAAGAAATATCAGCAGAAGAGAAAAAAATAGCAAAACCTCAACAATACGGTACGATAAATACTTTAATTGAGGATTTGGTAAGATCTTATATTTATAAGGATTTACCTATCGTAGGGTACGATCTTAATAATAACTGGACTATAGTTTTCAATCACTATTATGATTTATCTTCTGCTTTCAATAGGGTTCCTGAATTTACTACAGAGGTAGGAAGTTACAGAAATGCTATAAGGTATAAGAATCTTCCTAAATTTTTACCAGGAGAAGAACTTTCTTATACCTGTTGGTTTTCCATGAAAAACATTTATAATTCTCAAAGTCTTTCTAAGAATTCTTATCCTATAAGAAATCTTTCTTTGGTGTCCAGCACTTCTAGTATTATTACTTTCTCTTCTTCTCCTAGTAAACACGGTTTAACTGCTTGGTCTTCTTATTCAGATAATCCGGAAGGGTATGTTGCTATATCGGGAGACGAATCTCACACTGGGGGTTATAAAGTTCTTAGTGTTATCGACGATTTTACTTTTACGATAGAAAATAAATCTACTACTTTTTCTCAAGTACCGATAGCTTGGAAAATGCAAAAAGCTCAGAGTAGAAACCTTTTGGATGGATTGTACGAGATTGATAACGAGACATACGGAATAAGAATAGATATAGTTCATTCCGGAGTTACCGATGATAAAGGAGTAGTTTTCCTGAATTCTGGTAGTTTTATAATAAGAATAAACGGGGAAGAATTCAATTCGTCTCTTCAATTTATTCCTACGTATTCAGAATGGTATGGATTGGTATTTAACCTTTCTAATAAATACAAACAGATATCTATAAATGGATGGTCTATGAGTTTTAATCCAGAAGATACTCTGGAACAATCATCTAATCTTATATCGGTTCATCAGGATCTAAGAAGTTTTTCTTCCAATTTCATTTTTGATGCACCTGCCAATCCTCAACCTAGTTATTTAGCTCATTCGGATTCTTATTTTGGAATTGGAACATCGGGAGGAATCACCATAGAAAAAGAATTACCTTATTCTGCTGGACAAAGTATTAGCATATATAAAAATGCTAGTAACTATCAAATTTCAAATGTTATAACATATAATTCTGCCACGGGATCTTTGATTTTCGACGATCCTAATACTATAGTAGGCGGAACTGGATCTACCGGATCTAGCTGGATAGTTAACCTAACAGAGGATCCTTTCTACGGGATAGATAACAATACATATAAAATATGGACAGGTCCTATATACTTAAGTAATATAAGACTATTTAAAAATATGATAGATATAGATGTACAATCTACTGTATTGAATCAAAATATAGTTAGGGATGAACAAAATGCTCATTTTATTGACAATTGTAAACCTCTATTAGGATTGCCTAAATTTGCAAGAAATAGATAATTTATGCCTAGAAGAAAACCTAAGCCAGAAAAAGTCATAGAAGAAAAAATAAAAGAAAGTTTGGATTCTATCATCATGGAGGAATCGTTAGATTCTATTATAGATTCTAATACCATGGATCTTCCTAGATTAAAAACTACGGATCTTATGGATTATTCGGAAGAAAAATCTACAGCTTTTACTGAAGCTAAAAATTTATTAGATTCTCTTACTGATTTTTATGTTGAACCCAATAAAGTAGGGGGAGCAGAACATCTAGACCAAAAGAAAAAGCTAGATGCTATAAATCTTTCTGCCATGATGTTTCAGCTAAAATCTGCACAACATGCCATAACTAAAATTCTAGAAGAAATAGAATTAGGTAATACCCACCCTAGACTTTTTGAAGTTCTTGGACAGCTGCAATCCCAGATAATGCAAATGCCCAAAGATTACCAGAATTACATGGAAAAAATGGAGCAGGGATATAAAAGACTAAGAAATGAGATAGATCAAAAAAATCACGCTAATGGTATATCCATGGAAAGATCCCAAGAAGGAGATGTTTATATACCTTCTGCATCTAACAATCCCGAAGGAACGATTAAAAGCAGGGGAACTAAAAATATGATGGAGGGAATTAGAGAATTACTGGGAGGAGAAATTGAAGATATTAAACCACTTGAAATAGACGAGGATAAAATAAAAAATATGGATCCTAATACCGTGGTAAATGCAAGATATAAAAAAATAATAGACGTAGACAAGATAGCATCTGACGAAGAAGAATCTAATGATGGGTATATACTAGATGATGATTTATTTTAAATCTAGATTATGGAACAAAATAAAACAGAATCTCACGAAGAGAGTAATTATTGGTCGACAGAAAGAGTTAATGAACTCTTAAGAAAAGCCGACGAAGAAGGTTTAGATTTTAAAAGTGTAGACAATCCTTTCCACGACAATAATCCAGAATTTAAAAGAGCAAATATTTTATTTGAATATACAAGGGAAGAACTTATAGAAATTAAAAAATGTGCTGAGGATGTAACTTATTTTTCTAAGCATTGCCAGGTAATGACGGATACCGGTTTAAATTATATAAACCTTAGAGATTATCAAACATCAGTTCTTAAAGAATATCAAGATAATAGATTTAATATATTTTTAGCTCCTAGACAAGTTGGGAAGTGTCTCTTACCCACGTCTACTGTTAGAGATAAAAATAATAAAAAAGTTTCGATAAATTCACTCATATTCAAAAAAAACATATATTTTTATATTAAAAATATTTTATATAGAATTTATTTAAAACTTTAATTTTTTTTGTCGGTAAGCTAAATATATACTATAATATAATTATTAATACATGAAAGAAAGGATTAAAAAGGAATTCTGTTGTAAGAATTGCAAAAATAACTATTATAGTAATTCTTCAGTAAGCCAATTTTGCATAGCAGAATGTCGCAAAGAATATAAAGTAAAGGATGGAAAAGAATTAGGATTTGATTATGTTATATGCCAGATATGCAATAGAGCAACTGCTAACGTAACCGGCTCTCATATGAAAAATCATAAAGAATGGACTCCTGAAAGGTATAAACTAGAATTTCCTCATTCACAAATTATAGCAGCTAGGGTTTTAGAAAAGATAACGGAAGGATCTAAAAAAGCAGGTGCAAGAATGAGAGAACCTGAAAAAAGAGAGGCTGCAAGTAAAATGTTTACGGGAGAAAATAATCCAATGCATAGATCAAAAACAACAGAGGAAAAAAGAAAATCAATTTCCCCGTTCTCCCCTACTTTTTATTTAAATAAGAACCCGGAACTAACGATGGAGGAGGCTAAGATTTTAGCAGATAAAAAAATGTTAGAACAAAAAGTGGTATCCTGGGTAAAAGAAGAATACTGGATTAAAAAAGGGTTTGCCCAAGATGAAGCTAAGAAAATAATTTCAGAAAAACAATCCACATTTTCTCTTGAAAAATGTGTGGAAAAACACGGGGGCGAAGAAGGAATGAAAATCTGGAAGACTAGACAAGATAATTGGAAAGCAAAAGTTTTTAACGATAAAACACACATTTCGAGGGGATATTCCAAAATAGGAGAAGAATTTATAAATTCTATAATTGAAATTTTAAATAAAATGGGATATGATAACCCAAATATTTTACATGGAAAAAATGAAAAATTCATAAAAACAAAAGAAGGAAATGTGTATAAATACGATCTAACTTTCCCTGATTCTAAAAAAATAATTGAATTTAATGGGGATTTTTGGCATGCAAATCCAATTTTATTTGAACCTGAATATTTAAATAAACCTAAGAAAATGACGGCAAATGAAATATGGGAATATGATACCCAGAAAAGAAAAGCTGCAGAATATAGAGGATATGAGGTCTTTATTGTATGGGAAAGAGATTATAGAAAAAATAAGCCATTGGCCATTAAAAGCTGTTTAGATTATATACTAAAATGAGGATTCTAATAAAAAAAATAATTTTAAGGACAATATCTTGGATAGAAAAATTTGAATTCCGGAATTTAGATCTGGATCAAAACGATCCTTCCAAAAAGGTCATAAAGGAATTTGATATCTCAACCGAGGTTCTTTCCGATACTGGATTTGTTAAAGCCTATAAATATTTAGAAACCCAGCCATATGACGTATGGTTTCTAGAGACTGAAAACGGGATGTTTCTAGAATGTGCAGACATACACATTCTATTTGACAGTAATCTAAATGAAGTTTTTGTAAAAGATTTAAGAATAGGAGATTTCATAATGACCGAGAAAGGATCTACTAGAATAACTTATTTGGAAAATACAAATATACCAGTTTCTATGGTGGATCTTTCTATAGATCACCCAAATCACAGGTATTATACAAATGGAATCCTATCCCACAATAGTATCACATCTTCTATAATTTTAGTTTGGTATTTACTATTCAATCACGATAAAAATGCCATGATACTCGCGAATGTGGGGGATACCGCGGAAGAGTTGATGGATAAGATAAAACACATAATAAAAGGCCTTCCGTTCTTCCTTAAGCCTGGTATGCAAGTTAATAATGTGATGTCCATGAGATTCGATAATGGATGTAGGATTCTAGCTAAAACCACTACTAAAACATCAGGTATTGGTTTTACCATTCACTTTCTATACATGGATGAGTTTGCCCACATTAATCCTAACTTTATAGAAGCTTTCTTTAGATCAACATATCCAACGGTATCTTCATCTAAAGTTTCTCGTATAATAATAACTTCTACCCCTAACGGTATGAATAAATTTTATGAGATCTATCAATTAGCTTTAGAAGGAAAAAATAGTTTTAACCCTATAAGAGTAGACTGGTGGCAGGTTCCTGGAAGAGATGATGCTTGGAGAGAAAAAGAGATAGCTAACTTAGGTGGAGAAGAGTTATTCAATCAGGAATACGGAAACCAATTTTTAAGTTCTTCTACACTTCTATTGGGATCTAACGAGCTAAAAAAAATAAAAAAGAATGAATCTGAATTTTCATGGAGAGAAATAGAATGCCTTCATGACGCCGAAATAAATTACGAAAATCTAACATGGCATCCTAAATTTAATTTGGATGAATGTGATCAGCCGGGTAAAAAATTTATTTTTTCTATAGATTTAAGCGAAGGTAATAAAGGAGATTATAGCGTAATTAATTTTTTTAAAATCTCTCCTTTACCTAAGTCAGTAATAGAAAAAATGAATGATTTCGAAGATGAATCTGATTTTTTCAGTCTTATCCAAATAGGTTTATTCAGAGAAAATAATATAAATCTGGAGGATTTAATTAAAATGGTTACAACTTTAATCCTTAGAGTTTTTACTTCAGACCGAGTAAAAATAGCGCTGGAAATGAACTATAAAGGAGATATGTTTTACGAGAAAATAATATCTAAAGATGATTTTTTTGATGAGATGTTTTTATTTACAAAACATACTGAAAATGCTAGAATAGCTAAACCCGGTATTAAATATAACGAAAAAATAAAAATGAAATACTGTGAATTATTAAGATCCCTAGTTAGAAAAGATCGAATAATAATAACAGAAAAAAAACACACAGTTTTGGAATTATTTACTTTTGGGCTAAACTCCAGGGGAACATATTCTGCACAAAGCGGACACGATGATGTTGCTATGACTCTTGTTAACCTTTCTGGGCTTTTTGACGGATATGATTTTGGGCAAATGGTAGGAGAATTATTTGATGAACTTGAAGATAGTGATTATAAAAATATAATAATAAACAAAATCGAAGGTCTTAATTCTGAAGAATTTGATCCAGAGAGTAATTCTAAAAATATTTACGTAACTAAAGAAGGGAAAAGTTATAAGGATTTTAGCGGTTTAATTTGATTTCATTATATTTCCGAGGAAACTGAAATCGAATACGATATATACATTGACTAAAAATATATTTTTATAATGGCAAGTAAGATTAAAATAGACTACTCTCAGTTTAAAGCTTCTGGAGTTTATACATTGGAGTTTGACGCTTCCCAAAATGTTATACTAACATCTCAAAC